TAAAAAAAGTATGAAGGAGTTATGTATTCCTGATAAATTTAAATTACAAATATCACAAAAATTCTTGGGAGATTTTTTTAAACAATCAAAAGTTAAGGGTATATTAGTTTACCATAAAATAGGTGCTGGTAAAACATGTACTGCTGTTAATATGGCGGAAAAACTAAAGAATAAAATGAATATTATGGTCATTCTTCCTGCTGCATTAATTGGAAATTTTAGAGGAGAACTAATATCAGAATGTCCCGGAGACGAGTATATTTCTTCTGATGATAGAAAAAAATTATCTAAATTAAAACCATCTGATTGTCAATATCAAAATATAATTAATAAATCTAATAAAAAAATAGATAATATTTACACTATATATTCTTACCACAAATTTGTAGATTTGGCAAAATCTAATAAAATAAAATTAACAAATACTTTATTAATTATTGATGAAGTTCAAAATATGATTTCCGAAACCGGTTCATTTCATAAAAACTTAAAGAAACTTATAGATAATTCAGATGATAAAACACGTATTATCCTCTTATCAGCAACACCAATGTTTGATAAACCAGTTGAAATTGCAATGACTTTAAATCTACTTAAACCAGATAAAGAATTAGAATCAGGTACATCTTTTAATCAAAAATATTTATCAATAAAAAAAAATAAAGATGGTGTGTATTATAAAGCAAAAAATCTAAAAAAATTTAAAAAAATGATTGATGGACGTGTGTCGTATTATCGAGGCGCTGCACCACAAACGTTTCCCGTTCAAAATTTTAAAACAGTTAAATGTAAAATGAGCGACTTTCAATATAAAAGTTATTTAACCGCTATGTCAAGTGAAGATAACTTTCTAAGAGGTTCATTTAAAAATGTAGATATTTTAAAAATGCCCAATAATTTCTTTATTGGTCCTAGAATAATGTCAAATGTTTCTTTTCCAAATAAAAGTATTGGATTAATTGGATTTTCTTCATTTACTAATGAAGCATTATATATTCAAAATATTAAAGAATATTCAATTAAATTTTATAAAATATACAAAAAAATTGGCGAATCTGAAGGACCTATATTTGTATATTCTAACTTTAAAGAAATAGGGGGGCTAAAATCTCTAGTTACTTTTTTAGAAGCACATGGATATAAAAATTATAAAGTTCATGGCGAAGGTGAAAAAAGATTTGCTATTTGGTCAGGAGATGAACAGCACTGTGTTAAAGAAGAAATAAAATTTATTTTTAATCAAAAAGAAAATCATAATGGTTCTAAATTAAAAATTATGTTAGGTTCTCCATCTATTAAAGAAGGTATTTCATTATTAAGGGTAGAACAAGTTCATATTTTAGAACCATATTGGAATTTTTCTAGAATACAACAAATTATTGGTCGAGCTATTAGATATTGTTCACATAAAGATTTACCCAAAAGGAGAAGAGAAGTTGATGTATTTTTATATTTAGCAACATATCCAAATGAAAAAACAATTGATGAATATATTTGGAACTTAGCTAAAAAGAAACATCGTCTTATTAAACAATTTGAAGATGCAATAAAAGAAAAAGCAATTGATTGTGAAATATTTTATGAAGGAAATAATTATCCTGGAGAAGAGCCACTAAAATGTGATATTTAATATAGAGCAGTAAACTCACATATGATACAAATATTAGTCGTCTACAAATATTTTTATTTTAAGTATTCCTATATATTAATGATCCTTGTAAATTTTATTTAGTTATTTTGACTTCTGATATACATTTTTTTAGTATCACCTTTTAAGATTTTATTAGTATAAAACTTTTTATAATCTTCAAAGGTAATTTTATTAACATATTGTAATAATAATTTTCTTCTTTCAAAAGTAAATTTATTATAATAAATTTCATCTAAATATCTACCAAATAATTCTCTAGTACTATTATCTCTTTCTTCTAGAATATTTTTAGCTGATTCAAGATATTTTTTAAAATCTTCTTCGGAAACTGTACTTAGAAAATTATTATTAAATTTATCGATAGCATTCTCAATTTCATCAATACCTTTAGATGATTGAATCTGTTGTTTAAAATAGTTAAATTCATTTTGATAATTACTCTTATATGATGAAACTAAGTAACCAAATTGTTGTTTAGTTCTTAATTCATCATAAAATTTTTGACCCAAAGATATAGCTAATACCAATAATAATAAATTATTTCTTGGTTCAAACGTACCAATATAATGACTAAATTGAACATAATTATCTTTTTCATCCGGATTTGGATGTGTTGAATCAATATCTTTTAACAATTTTATTACATTTCTTGGTTTTTCAATACTTGGAAAATCAATTATTAATTTTTTATTTTTTTTAAATAATTCTGAAAATTCTACATTTCCATAAGTTAGAACTGTAAATTTTGATTGAAATAATACTCTATTTAATGTCTCTTTTATTTTTTTAGAGAAACTGGTTACATCTAATGAATTTAAATATCCTATCGCTTTTTCTATTGTAAAGAAATTCTTAATCATATTTAATTCTTCTAAATAAGTACTGTAATTCCATGGATTATTTTTATTAATATTATTAAAACTATCTTTTGTAGCTTCAATAATCATTTCAACCATTATTCTATCTTCATTATCAAATTTAAATTCCTTTAAATATTTTACTACCATATTAAAATATTCTTGATATTTATCGTTATGACCAACAATAGTAATGGTTACTATGGAATCCATAATACTTAAATTTAAATTTGTTGAAAAGCTAATTTCAGAAGCTAGATTAAAATCTTTTTCTAATTTTCTATTAATATATTTAAGCAAAATTAATGTATTTAAACAATTACCTAAACCAAAAGTAATTTCAGAATTAGTAAATATTAACTGTGAATAAATTCGTGTCTCTCTAAATTTTGAAATATTTCCAAACCAACATTTGAATGGATATCCGCTAACTTGTATTGGTAATAATTCATCATCTAAACCATCTATCCATTTTGGTTTGATATCAAGAAATGGATTATCCGAAATTATATCATATTTGAATGGTTGCTTGACACTAGTTGTTAATTTAACTGGAACATAACTTAATTCATAATATGGTTCGCTTTCTACTTTACCACCAGTAACATTTGAATCAAGAGAAGTATGATCTATATCTGAACTTAATATAATTTTAACTTTATCATCAAAAGTTAAATAATCTGTTAACAAATCATGAATTTCACTTTCTCTAACATTTTCTATTATACTAGGTCCAATATAAGAATTTTCAATTGGATAATAATTTAGATTAGTAACTAATTTTAAACCCAATGCGTTGGAATCTTCTTTTGATGAAAAGTTAAAAATAATTCTATCTTTTTTCTGATAATATTCTCCAATTTTTTTCCAATTATTATTAATTAAATCAGTTACATAATATCTAACATAGGAATCTACTTTTTTCCAATTACTAACTTTTGATAATTTAATATTAATAATAAACATACCCTCATCTAAAACATGTGAATATAAAGTTTTAATTAACCCCTTTTTTACTAATAGTTGCTTTAATGAATTATTATTATCACTTGAAATAACATGTGAAATAATATGAGGTGAATGACTTGTTAAATAATTTGTAATATGTGCTGGTATTTCCCAAAGATAGACTAATGTATGTTCTTTAGATACACTTTTTAAAAAGTAATTTTTACCATTATTCTCAAAAAATGGTTTCTCTAATTTTATTTTTGGAACTACTTTTTTTGGAATATTAGAGAAAGATTGTGTAACATATTTACTAACAGTTTTATTATCTAATGATGATACAGTAACAATATTGATATTTGAAGATACATAATATTTATTATAAAATGAAATCATTGCATCCCTAACACCATCTTTTTTTAAAGTTTCTAAATTTCCTGTTCCAAACTTATTTATCATACTATTCTCCTTAGAAATTAAACCATATAAATGTCTTAACCTCCAATGATCTTGATGAACATTTTTATTATGTTCTGATTGAATGGCATTAATTTCTCTATTCACAGAATCATTATCAAACAATGGGTCAATGAAAAATCTTGAAAACATATCTATAGCCTTGTTTAACTTGTCATTAAATACCGAAAAATAATATACTGTTTCAAATGTATCAGTATATGCATTTGAACTTCCACCATTTTCATTTAAGAATTTTTCAAATTGATTTTCACCTGGATACTTTTTACTTCCTAAAAATAACATATGTTCTAAAAAATGAGCTAAACCTTGATACTCGATAGGATCAGAAATACTACCAACATTAACAGATACCATAACATGACTTCTATCTAAATTAATATCTTGAACGTTAATATATTTAATTCCACTCTCAAGAGTATTTCCTTTTAATATTCTTGATTCATTTATAGGTTTTTTTATTTCCATATATAATAATATTTGATTTTTTATTTAAATCATATATTAATATTTGAATATCTTAAAAGTTTTGTTAGCTATAAAGTATTAAATTTTAAATAAAGTAGATAAAATGTTATACCTATTGCAGAATAGATGTAATACCAATATAATTTATCTCTTAAATTTAATGTTTTTTCAGAAGATTTTGTAATTTTTGGATGAGTATTACTAAGAATTGCAATAAAATCACTAAATCCGTATTCAGTATCTATCCCCAATAATTTATTTTGTTCTACTGTAAACCAACATTTACCATCATTAGAACTCCAACTTAACAAGATAGAACCCAATAATCCTATATAAGCTATTAAATAATTAGAATTAATTTCTCTGAAATTATAAATAAGTAATGGTAAACTAAAATATATTCCAAAATAAAGTATATTATGAAACAATAATAATCCAATTAACAATGAAATTGTTTTTGGATTACCTTCTTTAAATTTTTTTATATAATGTTTATTCCTTTTTGCTTCTAAATAAGAAAATAACACTACAAATATAGTAATATAAACTAAATATTTTTGTATAAAATGCATATATATAGTATAATATTTTTAATAGGTTGGTAATCTTTTATCAAACTGCTTTGGATAATTAAGTATTTTATTTAACTTTTCGCTTAATTTATCATAAGGGCTAATAGGTTTATATCTTCTTCATATTAGTTTATAAACTGAATTATTATACTACATTTCATTTTGATTAGCTATATCTAATCCGCAAATAACACAACTATCTAAACATCTTTTTAATCCTAATTTCTTCTTTCCTTCTGGTATATCAATATCATCAACTCTCCAAAATTGATTAGAATAACTACTTTTTTGATATAATTTAGGTCTTTCTCCAGATTCTATAGTTTGTTTATTTTTATCAGAAATTACAACAAAAGTATGTTCTTTATCAAATTCATCATTATTATATAGTTCTAATTCACGATCTTTCTTTACAACCCATGATGGTTCACAAAAAAATTTATTATCTCTAAAACACCAATCATATAATATAGTAGTATCTTCCTCTTGAAAAACATCAGGTCGAGTTACCCTTTCTATTGTGTTTTTATATTCAATAACATCAACTGTTGGTTGAATCATTTATATACCAACTTCCATAGCTTTTAATACTGCTATCATTTGTTCACTTTGATAGTTTCTCCAACACTAACTATATCATTATCTTTTAATTGATAATCATTATTTTCAGTAAAAGTATTATGCGCTATAACAGAATTAATTGATAAACATGATGGTAAGTAAACACCCTTTGATAATTTTTTATAAATATTATTTAATTTTTCTATTATAAAATTATCACAATATTTACATATATCCAACTATTCTATATTTTTCAAATTTACCAGAATCCATCATTATGTTTATAGTGATATTTGTATTTTTTCGTATAGTGTATTGGTTGTTTCTTAAAATATTTTTAAATTTCTATCATTAATTTATTATCAACCTCAATCACATTTTGACAATTAATTTTATATAATAAATCAACCCAAGATCTTAATAATATTTTTGGATTTCGTTTTAAGAATAAATCAGTCTCATTATTACACCAAATTTGTTGTAAAGTATCATCAAAGTTTGAAATAATATTTTTTAATAATTCTTTATTATCTAATAATTCTAAATAATTTGAATCCATTAAATATGGAGTTATAATCAAATGGTGTAGTGTTGAATCAATATATTTATTTTTTTCTAATATATTATATTTAATTAAAGCATCAAATTTAGTTTTTATTTTTTTCATATCATTTGTATTTATAAAACTAATAATACTAGCTAAAGAAGGTACTGAAGAATATGAATATCTAGTTAAATTAGTAGATTTATAAAATTCCATATCATTAAAAAAATTTGTAACAATAAAATATAACATTAATAGAAATTCTTCAGTTTTGTTATTATCGCTAACTTCAATTTCCATATCAAAAGATAATTCTACATCTCTATCATTAATATTTGATTTTTTAGAAATATAATTATATAAATTTTGATACATATTATCTTCTATTTCTATCATATGTGAATTGTTTTTTAATCCGTAATTTTCTAAATCATTAAAATCTAAATAGTCTTCTAATAATTCGTTTAATTGTTCTAAATATACTCCTAAAGAATTGGGATAATTATTACAATCTAATGGATTTTTAATACTTTCATCTTTAGATTCTTTAACATTAATATAATCATTATATAATAAAAGTCTAATATCGTTATTTTCAAGTGAATCTTTTAATTTCATTCCATGATATATTAAATAAGGTTTTATTATTTTATCTCTTATTTCTGACAAACTTAACCTTAATTTGTCTGTTAATATAAATGTAATATTATAAGGAACCTTGTAATATCTTAGTAATATTATTTTTGTATAAGAACTTAATTTTGATAATTCTTCTAACCATAATTTTAAATTATTAAAATCTAAATTATATAACAATTTATTATTATTATATTCTGGGTTTACTATTGAATCAGATTTTTTTCCAAATACTTGATAATATGTTTTAATTAAATAATTGAAACTAATTTCAGGTCCTAACTCTAAACTACTTGGAAGGAAATCATTTCCAAAAAAATTTAGTATAAATAAAAAATCAAGCGTAAAATCTGTACTCTTCTTTTCTTTTATTAAATTTGTTTCAAAATAATTATTAGATATATAATTTAATATTTTATTAGCATTAAAATATTGACAATATTCAAAAGAATTAACATAAAATTTAAATAAACCTAACTTTATATTCCTATTCAAGTAATTATAATTATATTGTTGTAATATTAATTGATAAACTAAATCCGAATCACAACTTAATATAGTAATATTATCATCTAATTTATTAGATGATATATATTTAAAAATTTTATAATCTGCTTCTCCAAACTCTTCTTTATCAACATCGATTTTTACATTATCACTTATTTTTAGATTGTCAATGATATATTCTTTTAGATGTTTAACAAATACAGAATTAGAATCTATTATTTTATTACAATTAAATTTTTTTTTCATCCAATTAAAATAATCATACTCAATATTATCTTCTTCCACATTATCATTTTCTAAATCAGAAAAATATTCTTGATAATATTCTTTTCTATTCTGAGATTCTAAATAATTTTTAATCCTTCTTTTTCTTTGTTCTAAAATTTTTGAATATGATGGAATACTATCAAAAAATAGTATAACGTCCGAAGTAAATTGTAATTCAAATAAAGTTTCTAAAATACTTTTAAGTTTATTACATGTATAATTAGATAATAAATCTAAAAAAATTTTATTATCATTATCTGTTAAAAATTTTATAAAATTATCACTTATTTCATCTTGTGTTTCTCCATCAAGTGGAACTTTAATATTTTTCCAGTGTTTCTTTTCTAGTTCTTTTTCTAATTTTTTAATTATTTCATTGTAATCAGTACAAGATAGTGCATAAATATATTTTAATATTAAATTAATATCATTTTCAATTTCAATATAACAATTATATAATATAAAAGATATATCTATTAAAATGTATTTA